GCAGCATGATGTTCGGGAGTAAGCTCGCTTGTGTGAACTACCGCGTGAAGCCTTTTAAAGATCGAGGTTTCACTGAGTATACCTACTCTACCTACTTCGGGGTTTACGAAGTCTTTCCGTTTGAGAAAATCAACTTCCTCTTTTTCCATAAACGGTGTAATTTTAGATTCCTTATCAGGGAGAGTAAACACAATGTCTTTAGTCTTCAAGTACTCGCTATAGACCTTAATATCAAACTCTTTCCCATAGTTATCCGAGACGGTGCCTATGACATCATCTCCATATGTCATCATTCTCGTGTGCGCATTAAATTTCTGCAAAGCATCACGATTCTTACTCATGGCACAGCATCTCATGAGAAGACTATTAACAACGGAATTAATGATTACAGTAAGGTTCTGGCCAGACGGATTGGTACCGTTGAACATTATGAGATCTCCATTGTAATTGACGCATGGGTATATCACTTCAGAAGCAATCGCCCTCATGATAATGAGATCATCTGCAGAGTAGTCACCCACTTTCTCCGCAATGTCCAAAAGAACCTTAAAGGCTGCCATAGTGGCGTGTGCTGGCATACGTACATCATATTTGCTATAATCCCCTGCAAACCAGTTGTCATACTCACCAACATGCTCCATGAGTTCTGCCCATTCATCACACTCACAATTGATTCCTACAGCACACTCAAAGTGAAGTGGAAATGTTTGCACAAGAGCAGCAATAGGGAGAAAATATTTACGGATAAGGATTTGAAGCGCGAGTGGAGCGCTTTGGAATACTCTCACCTTTGTTTTATCTCTTTTTGTGGGCTCGTCCTTCAAGCATGCCTTCCATATAGCAAGTGTACGTGATCCTAAACAAAAATCCTCCTTCATCAATTCTACTTCATCCCACACTTCACGAACGAAAGTGGATTGAGGATAGTCGCCAAGGGGAGGGAGATCAATGAGAAGAGCACTCTTCTTACCCGTAAGTGGATACCCTGGTGAAGTGGACATTTTCATGCGATCAATATATTTCCGACCTTCAATACCGTTAATTGCTTCGAGATCACTGAGAGGACAAAGGTCTCGAATAGCTACAATATCTTTACGTGCGAACACCTCAGAAATTTTATTCCAGTAGCTTTCCACAGCTGCATCCATATCACTCCCCAAAGGAAGAGACGGTTTTGCGGCATGCTCAAGCGTGGCTTGGAAGGGATAACACCCCTCACCCTTCATCTTGGGTTTGCCCCATTGCTGTGGGACACCCATAATTGCTGTGACAGAATCAGAGATGATAGTGGGCTCAACGCCGCTAGATGGAGTAGCTCTTGTAGGAAGTGAACCGATGACTTGACACTCAGAACCAGGTTTAAGGAATCGTGTGGCACTTTTATAATGGATTTCCTTAGACAAATTCATACTCTTACCATAAGCACCCTCTTTCAAGTATCCCATGTGCGTCGACAACGCTCCACTGGAAGCCGTCAGAAAAATGGAAGACGTATGTTCCAAAACATCACGAATAGCGCTATCGACCTTAGTTTTGGTAATAGCCCCGGCAGCACCAACATACTTTCTACCACCGGAATGAAACCCCACGATCGTTGGTTTAATGTCTGTTACCACAGGACTCATACACATGCCCTCATATGTCTCAAAATCAGTAGAATATTTGTAACCTTTAAATAGATAGGAAACACCTTTCTTATCGCGGGTTGTCACTGTTTGGATGTTGGAGGCACGAATTGACGAAACAGTATACTCAGAACTCTGTATCTCACGCCTCATCAGCTTACAAACTCCAGGATTAGGCATTTCGTCTTTTTCCGGGAAGAACTTGCGAAAATCCTTCATACTACCGCCAGCAGTAGTGAAACATATCGTAAAATCAGTATCCAATATCGGAGAAGTGTGCTTCCAGGAATAAACTTCCCTAAACGAAGCACCAACACCGTCACCCATTTTCCTGTAA